ATTAGTAGAAGTTGTTAGGCAAAAGAATTTACAAGCAATCTTGGGTGAATCTGGCAGAACTATTTCTGATAAAGACAGAGCAATTATACTTCAAGTATTTGGTGATTTAGAGTTTACAGAAAATCCTAAAACTACTCTTGGAAAATTAAAAGCATCTAGACAATCTCTTGCTCAAAATAATATAAAACTTAAAAGTTTAATACAAGACGATACTGGATTTATGTTTACTCAAGGCACTTTAGGTCAAAGGTTCGGCGGAAACTTATTATCAGATTATCAAAGAGTGCTTCAACTAGATCCATTAGCTTCGCAATCTGCTGCAATTTTAGCTCAATTTATGGGTGAAACTTATTATAGCGGTAACATACAAGAAGTTGATTTATAAAAATGCAACGATTTAAAGTTAATATTTCACCAGGTGTTTCTCAAGTAGTTGAAGCAGAAAATTCAGTTGAAGCTAGGCAAAAAGTAAAGGCGCAAATTGCTAAAGGTGCTATGTCTCCTTTCTATGATAAGTTATATTTTGATTACGATACTGGTGTTAATGTCAAAGGTCTTAGATCAAGTCTTGGAAGAGCAGAAACTGACAAAGAAAAAGATTTAGTTTTAAAAAACTTATTTGAATCTATTAAAGGTGCTGAAGAAGCAGAAGATCAAGATGCTGTTTTAGAAAATAAAGTTGGGAATGATGGTTTTGTTAGAAACACAAGAGGTCAAATAGCATTAACCCCTAGTGGTTTAGAAGAACTAGGTTTGCCAATACAACAAAAAAAATTAGCAGACGGATCTGTTATTAATTTAAATACCGTTATTGATGAAAAAGCTTGGTTTACTTCAGGAGATTTTGCTGACTTTGCTGGGATTGCAGGACCAATTGCTGGAGCTTTAACATTTCTATCTCCACAATTAAAAGTTATAAAAGGCTTAAGAGCTTTGTTTGGCGGCAACAAAGTAATGTCAAACATGTTTGCTTCTGGTGTTGGCTCGGCTGCTGGTAAGGCCGCTGAAGAAGAAATTTTTGATACGCAACAAGGATTTCAATTACAAGATAGAGATGATCTAAATTCATTATATGCAACAGAATTCTTTCTAGGATCTGTAGGACAAGGAATTGGGGAGGCGGTAGGAGGAGCTTTTGGATTATTATTTGGCAGAAAAGCACCTACATCTGATGTTAGGTTAATAAGACAAGGAAACAAAGGAAGAATTGTAACTGACGTTATGAAGTTAGATAGAGATATTGGAAGAGAAGCAACGGAAAAAGAAATAAAAAGAGCTATTAAAGACGGCAAGGTTGGAATGTTAGATTATAAATTTGTCCCATCTCAAACAACTCTTAAAAAACAATTGCCTGGTAAAGCTCAACAAATAGGGGAACAGGTTTTAGGCCCGGCTAGAGCAAATGAAGCAAATAATTATTTATTTGGAAATTTAAATCATTTGTTAAAAGCAATTGATGCTCATGATGCTTCATTAAATAAATATATTTCTGATGCAACAAAGGGAAGTTTGGATGAACAAATTCAAGCGGCAAGAAGCAAACTTGATATGGAAGAATTAAATGTTAGCAAAGTATTAAATGACTTTCTTAAAGATCTGCAAGAAGATTCTTTTAATGCTGGAGATTTAACAAGAACTCCGGGAACGGAAGAAGTTGGAGAAAATATAATTAAAGTGCTTAAAAGCGCAAGAAGCCAGGTTACAAGGGTCCTTGGTAAAGAATACGACAACGTTGATAATCAATTTTATGATTTAATAAATGTTCCAGCAAACGCTACAAAAGCACAAAAAGATACTGCTTTTGCTATCAGCAGAACTATTGGCCTTACGCAATCAAGATATTTAAAAGATAGTCTTAATGTACTTGAACAATTTAAAGCAAGTAATTCAGCTTGGGAAGTAGCAGGGGCTACTGATCCAGGATTACCAGGTGGCGTAATTAAACAAATAGAAAATGCTCTTGAAAAGATGCTTGCTCAAGCACAAAAAGGAACACTATCTTTAACAAATGTTAGAAACAGTTATGACTCTATTAAAGATATGGCTTCAAGCAGTATGGTTCCGACTCAGCTAAGAAGGCAAGTATTAAGAATATTAAATAAATTAGATGACAGAAGACATGTAGAGTTAGATGAAGCTGGTAAAAATTTTATTGAAGGCAAGGGGTTGGGATCGACTGATAGTATATTTACTACTTTAGAAATAAATAGTCCTGAAGAATTTAGTAGGGTATTAGCAGAAACACAAAAAAGGTTAGATATAGGTGATGGATTTGGAATTCAACCAGCAGAACAAAGATTAATTACTAAAGCTGTTGGCGATTTAAGAGATGCAAATAAATTATCGGCTAAATTGTTAGAGCCATTTGATAGGATAAGAATTAATAAAACCATAGAGCGTGGAGGTACAGGCTCTTATAATGCTGATGAAGTTTATATTAATTTAGTAGAGAACGGAAAACCTAAAGACCTTAAAGATTTATTTCAAAGTTTAAGAACTTACGATCAATACAAAAGACAAATGGCTGCTGGAGGCAAAGGTACTGCTACAACAGCAGAACAAGATTTAAAAGCTGCGTTAAGAAAAAGATTGTTTACAGATGCTGGAAGAATGTCAACCGATACTTCTGGAGCAGAAGCTGTAATTGATTTTACTGCCTTTGCAAGACATATTCAAAAATTTGAAGGCCGACATGAAGGTAAATTACTTGAATTATTTTCAGATGCTGGTGGTGGAAGAAGTACAGGAAAAAATGTATTAGACACTATCAATCAATTGGTTAAATTAAAACCATCATTAAAACCAGCAGATTTAAAAGATTTAATTAATAGCTTTACTACATCTGGAAAAGGATTAGCTGCTAGTGACTCTGGCATTTCTTTTATACAAGGATTGACTAAATTAGCCAAAGCTTCAGAAGATAAATTAATATTTACATCTAATACAGCTATTTCAGAATTACCGCTTAAAGGTGTTGATGAAACTGTAAAGGCAATTTTTAGACCAAATGCAGGCTCTAACATAAGAATATTAAAAGAGGCAGTTAGTGATGAGGTTTTTAAAGAAGTTCAACAAGCTAGTATGCAAAGACTTTTATCTAAATCAATTGATTTTAATTACAACGGTAAAGGAAATATAACTGAAGTATTTAAAGCAGGACATTTAAAGTCTGCATTAACTACTTATGGTGATGAGACTTTAGAAGCTATGTTTGGCAAAGAAGTTACCCTAGGTTTAAAAGATTTTCAAAGGTACATAGATCTATCAACAGTTGGTGAACTTGGAAGAGGTGGATCTGCTGGTGGGTTGGTAGCAGCTGGTATTGCAGCTGGTATTGTGTTTGCTCCTTTAGCAACACTACCTACATTAGCTGGTTTAGCAGTTATGAGGCAATTATTAGCTAATCCAAGGTTTGTTGGCATAATGTTAAAAACAGATAAAGGCTCAATTAAACAGGCTATTGAGATGGCCAGAAGAGCTGCTGGTATTGTTGGTGTTAGGTACGTTAATGGTCAAGCAGAGTTAATAGGATTTGAAACAAATAAAGCTTTAAACGAAGCTACTAATCAAGCTGAAGATAAAGGAATGATAGATACTGCAAAAGATTTTTTTAAGTCTACTACCGAGCAAGCAGGTCAAATTAGAAACGAAATACCTCAATCATTCCCAATATCTCAATCAAACATACCTGTTCCAGACGTACAACCAGTACAGATGCCCAACTTAAATCCTTTATCACCAGATAGAGTAGACTTTGATGAGCAGTTATTTGGCAGGCCTTCTAGAATAGGTTAAAACCCTAGCTCATTGCGATCCATTCCTAACGGTTTATCAGACAAACATTCCCATTTATCTAACGGTATGTGTATATAAGGCTCGTTGTCTTCATCATAAATAGGATTGTCGCTTACATTCATTCTTACATCATAAACAAAGTCTTTCTCCCATTTGTGCATATAGATGCCGTCTGTCATAGCATAAACAATAATAAACGGCACTCCGGTTGCTAATGCAAAAGAAGATCCTTTCCGCAGCTTGTTTGTAGATATTATAAAAGTGTCGTATTTATCATGAGCAAAGGTGCGACATTTAACTTCGCACCAATAGTTTTTTTCTTGCGACTCTATCCAATAATCTAGTGAATAACTTGTGGGTAACTTATGGCAACTAACTCCCCAAAGGCCCTCCAAAAATCCTGCTACACGCTCTTCTCTTTTCTGGTCTTCTCTGCTTTCTAATGATGGTGTCTTCATATCATTCCTCAAAGAAGTTAGGATCTACGGCAACAAACCTTTTGGTTGGTCTGCCTTTGCCCCCAACTTTAATTTCAATCTCCTGGATTTCACCAGCATTCTTTAATCGTTCTATAATCTCTTTGACTTCATAAGACTTCATACTTCTAAATAGTTCATGCCTATCTACTTCTCTTTTAGATATGCCTTCTCCATTTCTAGATCTAATAAAAGACAACACTTGTTTAATACGAGACTCTGTTGCAGAGCTGGCAACTTTGTCTCTGCATGACTCTATAAACATTAAATCATAGTATCTAATGTAATCTATAGACCACTTCATAATGTCTCCTGTAATCGTCTTAGCGTCTGCGTTAGAGGCTAACGTACATAACAAGGCTAACCTCATGGCTTTCTCTTTAGATCTACTGAGCAAAGGCTCTAAGTTATCTTTTTCTAATATGTCCTGTCTTTTAACAATCTCTCTGGCAAAGTCTTGCAACAACTCTTCTGACTGCTTATCAAAATTTAAAATAGTTTGATTCAAATCCATTTCTGAATTGTCTCTAGAGGTATCACTAAGACCACCCTTTAGCCTTCTAATGTAATTAACCCAGTTAACTATAGTAAGAGGAGGTTCTGTATATCGTCTTAGATCTCCAACTCTTCTAGGCTCTTTAGATTCAACAACTACAAAACGGTTAAGAAAACCATCTGCAATACGACCACCATTTAATGCTGAATAAAAATTCTTAGGTACAGACAAACCAACTAATGTAATGGCTGGTTTATGTGTAACTCTATTCATCATCTGTTCTTTGTATTGTTCTTGTACTCCCATCAAAGAATAGTTATCTGGTCGCAAAGTCCCATGACAACGACCCCAAGCCTCCATAAGAGTCTGTATGCCGTCCTCTTTATTGGTATTACCAGCGTTACTAATTGCTTCAAGTCTTTTACCAAACTCATCCATAATAGTAATTTGCGTAGGTCTTATCTTTAAAACAGAATGTACAGCACCACTTGAGGTATAACCGTCTCCTACTATTAACTTCTCGTGGTCCGAAGCATTAATAACAGCTTCAATAAATGTTTTGATGTTCTCTTTACCCTGACCAGATTTAGCAACGCCCATAAAATACATACTAGAAAAATTGTTCATGTTGGTTCTATACAAACGCCCACAAGTAACACTAGCCAAAGCTAATGCTCCAACAAGAGATAATTCTGGTTGAGGCACTTGCGCTATCTCCTCACAAAACTCAAACATGTTTTTAATTAAACCAGGTGGTGAGAATAGATCTGCTGGTGGACTAATGCTTTCTGTTGACTGTATAAATAATGGTGCTATTTGATTCTTTCTATCGTGCGTTCTTTTAACATTTTCTGCTACTGAGTCTATTTCCTGTTGAGGTAATGGAGGGTTGTTATTCTTATTCCAGTTCTGCAAAAAGACTTTAACAAATTCAAGGTTTACATTTTTAGAAATTAAATACCCAGCTATCCTAGCTGCTCCATCGTTCCTTGATCCTTCAAGCACTCCATCTAATGAGAAAGGAGCTGTTTGTTTGCTGCTTTCAATCTTAGGTATGCCTGTAATTTGTATGTACTCTTTCTCGGTAAAATCTGGTAGATCTGTATGATCGTCAATCTTCCAATCAGTAAACATAACAGGCTTGTAAACAGTACCATTAGCATGACGGTTATATGGCGCAATAATTAAGCCACCAACTCCCCGTATGTCTATTAGTCTTTCTATAGGAGTATCGTTAGTCCTTCTTGTAGCGAAGGTGGTGTAGTTTTCTGGGTTGTTATAATAGTAATGCATGCCTTTACCAGTTATAACCTTAAAAGGACAAGCAGGTAAATTTCTCTCTACCCAATCCATAGCCTCTGGCGAGTCTGCATCCACAACAACAAATTTGCCGCACACTAATGCTACAACAAGATTGTCCCTATCTTTAAACCAAGATTCAACAAGTTCTCTGGTAGGCCTAGTCTCCTTATACTGTTCCCAGCTTCCTAAGAATGATGGAGGTTTCTTGTTAGATCTCTGTAAAGGGACAACATTATAACCATCGTCAAAATAAGCCAAGGCAATATCTAAGGAAGAATCATCCTCATTAATATTGAGTTGAAACACTCTAGTTCTGTTCTGTCAATATTTCAGATATAGAACCATATATAGATTCAAAATCTAATCTCCCCTCTGTTGCCTGTATTATTTGTTTAGCTTGAGCTATAGACGGTTGCCTATAACCATACCTCCAGGATTTACATGATGCTTCTGAGCATTTAAAGTCTTCCGAAGCTTTCTTATTTCCTAAGAACGCGATATATCCCGATAGGGTATAATCATCTACCTTTCTATCTTTGTGTTTTGGTTGTACGCCCATAGTGCTTAACTCCTTAAGTTTTTTTGTTGCTATTGATCTGGATCTAAAGTAGTAATTAGCCACCCAGGTCATGTCATTTAATTTACCCATATACTTCTCCTAAATAATATGATTTACACATTGTAGTTTCTTCATGTATAATAATCAAGTTCATTTCAAATAAACCGTAGGAGGGTACAAAATATGAGCTTGAAAGATAAAATAAAAACACCAGACAAACTTGTCAATAAGCAAGGAGCAAAACTTCTTGTGTACGGCCAAGCCGGAGCTGGGAAAACTTATGCAACACAAACTATGCCAGGCAACGTCTTGGTTATAAGTGCTGAAGCTGGGTTGCTTTCTATTAAAGATGCGCCCAACGTATCTGCTATTGAAGTAAGTAATTATGACGATTTAAGAGAGGTTTATTCTGCTCTAAAATCTGGCGAATTAGTCTACGATAGCGTGTGTTTAGACTCTGTATCAGAGATCTCTGAGATCTTATTGGTGCATGAAAAGGGTAGAAACAAAGACGGGAGAATGGCTTATCAGAATGTAGCTGAAGCAGTCACCAGTCTAATGAGATCATTTAGGGATCTAGATATGCATGTGTTATTTCTTTGCAAAGAAGGCAAAGATAATAATGATGGCGTATTTTTCTTTGGTCCTAAAATGGCAAGTAAACCTCTGGGAGATTCGATAACGTATTTCTTTGATGAGGTTTTAGCACTTCGTATTATTGACGATCAAGATGATGATGGTAATGCGATAGCTGCAAGGTGGTTACAAACGAGAATAGGTCAAGGCTACACAGCCAAAGATCGTAGCGGTAAGCTAGAAGCGTTTGAGAAACCTGATTTAACTGCTCTAATTGCAAAATTAGGGTTTTCTATGAATGTTGAAAATAAGGAGAGTAAATAATGTCAGATTTTAATGATGTTGATTTTTTTGAAAACGTGGAGCAAATGGAATCGAAAGGTCCAGAGGTTGCACCAACTGGTGATTACGAAGCAAAGATTATTGCTGCTGAAAAGTACAAATCTAAAAGCGGTAATTGGACGCAAAAATATACTTTTCAGATTGATGGCGGTAAATACCGAGATCATTCTGAGTGGTATAACTTATGGTCAACCAACGAAACAACTAAAAAGATATCATCCGAGATGCATAGTCGTTTAGCTTTGGCTGTTGGATTTAAGAAGCTACCAGAGTTTGGTAAAGACTTTATAGGTAAAACTATTAAAGTAAACATGAAGCAATTTGAAGATGTTTGGACAGATGGCGAAGGCCAACAAAGAACATCTCTCAAGTCTAAGATCATGAAACTTGAGAAGTCAACGGTTATGTCTCCCCCCCAAGAGGCAAAACCACCCTTTTAAGTAAGGGTAAACAAAAGGGGCGTCAAGCCCCTTTTTTTTGCATACAAATACGCCAAGCAGATTGTTTTATTTGATTTGGGTAGTTGGTGTACAAAGAATCTCTGCACTTATTAAATTGTTCTTTTAGATCTATTGATTGTTTTTCTGGGATGGTTATAAGGCTGCATGTGTTTAAAAGTAAAACAATACAGAGAATGCGCATTATTTTTTATGTAATGAAATAAAATGCTCTGCGTCCACCAGGACCAAAGGCTTGCTTCTGTTTCTTTTAATAACAACCAGAGGTTCGTAATCTTTGCAATTGGATTCAGCTTGCTCATACGCTTTCCATACATTAACTGCTTCTTGATTCTTGCATTCAATTGAGTAAGGAAATTTATTCCGGGATTGTTTACCCATAATAATATCTTCGCCTTGGCTTCCCATAGGCCTTGACTCTAGATCTTCTTTATCTAAGCATAAGATCTCAATCATTACATTAGCAAACCATTGCTGGAGTTTGCGACCTTTCGCTTTGGCACTTGATGTTTTCATTATTCAGAAACAAAAACCATAACTTCGTCTTCGCTTATTTTAATCATACCTATTACCTCTTTGCCTTTAAACTTTCTCTCTGCGCCAGCAAATGATTTTGCTTTTACAATAGGAGTGTCTACTTGATAATCTTCGTCTTGTCCTTCTAGTATAATTGACTTTAATATGTTCATAGTTAAACATTTTCCATTTGTTCTATTGCCCAGTTAATATACACAACGGCCTTCTGAAGATCCTGGATGTTTGCATCTTTGTGATTGGCTCTCCAAATATATTTAAAAGCATTACCCTTGCAATATCCTTTAAATTCTTCTGGAGTCAAAGCTGCCTTAATTGCATCAATACATTCAATACCACCTTGAGTGTAATGAGGTGGTTGGTGAACAGCTTTATCTTTGCTCATTTATTATTCTCCTTTAATTTTTTAACAAGTTTATAAAGAACTCCAGATGTAAGTTCTTTGTTGTTTATAAATCTGTCTAATGTAGCGTGATATACATTATTTTCTTTTGCTAAAAGCCTTATAAAAGTATCTTTCTTGTATTGTTTTCCGTAGTTTTTTTGTAAATAGCCGATTAGCTCTAACCTGAATTCTTCTAGCTCTTGATCAGTATAAGTTTCTTTAGGCATTTTCATTTCCTATCTCCTAAACATTTATCAATAGCATCATCAAGTATAGGTTTAACAGATTCATACGCTTGTTTATAATTTTTATCTTCACTCATACTGTATGTAATATGATTCTTAGCAAGTTGAAATATTCTTGATAGCTCCTCACACAATTTAGTTTCTAAATATTTTTTATTATGTTCAATTAAATTGTTATCAACATCAATCAATACTTGCTCTGCAAAGTTTACTAATTTAGCTTTATTCACTTTGATTCTCCAGTTCCTTACATTTAGGACACTCTGTATCAGAAGTAACAACCATAAGATTACTGAATATAGTTGGTATTGGTTCACTTATATTTACAGGATTCTCAATATCAGATCCACATCCATCACATATATATCTACTCATTCCAGCCTCCTGTTAGATCTACATCAACAATACTTGGTGAGTTGTATATGGTTGCTTCCTTGCCATTTAATACAGCGTTGTATTCGTCTAGCATGCTTTCCATTCTTAACCACCCAGCATCCATATCAGCATGGCTCATCTTAAAGACTTTACTTGCATACGGTTTTTTCTTTTCTTGCGCTACAAACACAAAATCAGTAACACTAAACCCAGCCTTTTCAAAGCCTCGTTTATACCAGGCAGCTTGTAGGTCGTATTGATACTTTCTAATAGAAGATGTAAAGCCTCTAACAGAGCAATCAATCGTAGTTTTATAGTCTACTAATACAATAGAGTTTTTATCGTGAGGTATAGCAATAGGATGTCTAAGAACATCTGACTTAACCTTTAATAATAGATCCTTCTCCCACCAAAAGATTGCTCTTTCGTACGGAGAGTTAAAGATAAGGCTAGGAAACTCATCTTCACTTGCAGACAAGTACTTAGCGCCTTCTGGTATTAATGCTTCTTTCATGCCGTATAAAGCATCTTTATCTTTTGCAGTAATAACCGTTAGTCCTCGGTCCTCATACTCTTTCTTAAGCTCTTTATTGGCATTGGTATACGGAGATCCAGATATACAAACAACATCATTAACAAAGGCCTCTTCTCCCTCAACAATAAGTGAGTGAGCAGCAGTTCCAAACTTCATAGCTGGAGTTGTCTCTTGGACTTCCTCAAACGCATGAAGCTGACTCTGACCAAACCGTCTAATGTTTGATGATGAGATGCCTGGTACTGAATGATAGAAGTTATGTTCCATATCTGGGAAGTAGACAGCATCCCCAAGAATCACATGTTCTTCGTTCTCTAAGATTTCTGGCATTATTTTCATGATGTTTCCTTTTTGTAAGAGTAAACTTTTGGATTATCTTTTAGCACTTTATCTGCATAATAATTTGCTCTAGTTGGATCATCTAAATCTTGTTGCGGTTTAAATGAAAAGATATTATCTAAGCTATCTTCTTTCCAGCCTTCAATACTATCTTTAAGTTTATGTAGGTCTTGAACGCTTACATCTCCATATTCAAGTAAGCCTCCTATAACATCAATTACTTGGTTTCTTATGTCCAGCACTTTTGTTGCTTGATATTTACTTATTTTATAACTCATGATGCCTCCTTGATATCTTCTACTGCCATAGTTAGTTTATTAACTAAGTCAGTTAGATCCGAGATGTTTGCTTTGAGTTCAAACAAGGTGTAATTAAGGCGATCTTTAGTAATCTCCCGTTCGTTTGATGCATTTAAGATTGCATCTATCTGTTCTTTTGTATTCATATCTTTTTCCTATAAAGTTAATGTAGATTGTATTATGAACTAATAAGTATATAATGTCTACATACAGAAACTATAGGAGTTACAAATGGGAAGAACATCAGATTTACTAATAGATATTAAGGCAGATTCAGAGTGCGTGATTGGCACTTGCTCTAGCTTTGAGGAGTTTTGCAAGCGCATGATTGAGGTTAACGAGACAAATTTACCGTCTCTGTTAACAGACATCTGGGAAGAGCATGTTTACTCGCAAGAGTCATAAACACTCATGGATAAACAATCAGTAATACAACAATTAGTTATAGATTTTAAAGGCCTATCTGGGCCTGAGAAGTTAGAAGTATTGGATATTTTGATGCAGCATGCAATAAATGCAGCAAAAGAAAAAAAATCTAATAAATAGTCTATACTTAATTAATGACATTAAAAGTAGTGCCAATACAGAGCAAAATGACTAAGCCATCTCTATCAGAGGTGGTTTCAAGTTTAGACAACGTTTTTAACAATTTTACAATTCGAGGAGAGGATAAGCTGAACATTGTGCTTACTTCTATTAGTTTTTGTATCTGGAATCTACAGAAGGTTGTAGGTGATGATGAAAAGATGATGGGTATGCTTGATGATGTAATAGATCAGTATGTGGATGTTCCAGAAGATGAGTCTTATGTGGAATTAATTACCCCAGATAAAGAATAATTTATTATTGTCTTATTATTGTCATGGAGTCATGACGCAAGAAAACATGATAAGAATGGGGGTTTCACGATTATTTTATTTTTTGCATTTTTGTCATTAGAGTTAAGTACAAATAGATAAATATTACAATAAACATCTTGACTAAGTAATTTGTTGTAAGGTATCCTCTCAATACACTTTAGGGTAAAGTGGGGGTAGGTATTATTTAATCTTCCTCACTCTAATATGCTTAACAACAATATGGGATATAGAAAAAATAAACTAGAATACGAACCCATCCTCTCCCCAGAAGAAGAAGCTCCCATTGAATACGCAAACTTAAGTAATTCACTTAATCGCAGACAAAGAAACTTTATATGGCAAGCAGTCAATAATCCTCGCTTGTCTTTAGTAGAGTGCGCTCATAAAGCTGGGTATAAAGATGCACGACAATCTGCTAATAAGCTGATGAATAAAGCTCTAATTCGCAAAGAATATAACTATCTGATGAATGAGGCTAAGAAGAAGTATGAGTTGAATTATGATCGGGCAGTTCAAGATCTCTACGATATAAGAGACAAGGCCCTTGAAGCCGGCTCATTCAACGCTGCAATATCTGCCCAGAACAGTTTATTGAAGGTCGGGGGTTTAGTTGTTGATAGAAAAGAAGTTATGTTCGGCAAGGTGGATCAAATGAGTCGGGAGGAAGTTGAGAAACGCCTGGAGCAGCTGATGGGCAGTCTAGTTCTGGAGAATAAAAAAGATCTTGCAGATCCTCTGGATCTTGATGGTGATTTAGCTGGTGTGCTGGATAAAAAAGAGGAAGAAGATAAGAAGCAAAAGGAAGTAGACGATCTAACAGAATTGCAGATCATGGACGAGGAAGAAGAAGATATTAGTTAACTGTTAGGTCTGCCAAAAATAAAAGCAAGAATATAAAATACTAATGTTATTACGGCTAGGGTGGTCATGAAGTGGCTCTTACATGATACATACTTATAGGAGAGTAAAAAAGATTTCGAATCAAATCACCTAAGAACCACTCTCGGATTGTATCGATATTAAGATAAATGTGCAACATAGTCTGCTAGTCCGTCAAAGCGATTATCGTTGTCCTTGTACCAAAATATTTGAGTTGGATAATCTTGTTGTTTATTTTTGTATATGAATATTCCTTTTTGGAATCCTTTGTTGTCAAATCCTTCTGGGTAATTTAACTGGTCAACTACTTCGTCCCATTCAACCAGAACGATACGGTATTTGTTCTTGGTCATAAGTTCTTAGAAATCTGAACAAAGAGCATCACGCCTAATACTACGGCTAACCATATAAGGAAACCAATTCCATAAATAAATCCTATTGTCTCTATCATTAAACCACTCGCCCAAATAAATACAGCAAAGCTAAAATATTCTTTCTTGGTAAATGTTGTAAATGTTTAGGTATTTCAATTCCTCTAACTATTTCTTTTGTCTTTTCTGGTTTCATGTTTTGTCCTGTAATTTCTTTAATCTTTTGTAGTCTTTTATGATCCACTCCATTTCTGTTGCAGACGATCTCATGCCTTTTTCATAAGGTGTCCTATCCTCTTTGTTTAAGTCTGTATCAATTATAATGCTATTGATTAATGCTTTCATCTTTTCAATACAAACGGCCTCAAGTGTCATCTTCTAACTCCGAGCCGTAATAACAAAAAGATTCGGTTAATATATATCCTTCTTGTTTTGCAGCCTTTTCAAGCTGTCGGTAACAAGCATCAAAGTATTTTTCCTCTGTAAAGGTTGCCACTTCTTCAGAGTATGAATGGTTGGGAGTTTCAAAATAAACTCTAATTAATGGTACTGGATTACTCATCTTCTACCCCCTCTATATAGTCATTAGCATCTTCTTCGGCATATCCTTTTTCAGATACTAACCACTCTTTAAAATCTTTTAAGTTATTAGGTATGTCTTTTTCATAGTAATCAGCTAAGACATCTATTATAAAATCTTTAGCGTGCAAATTATTAACATCATCTTTTGCCCAATCTTTTGCCCATTCTTTTTTAAAATCTTTAAATGTTTGTTTACTCATTTTCGTTTACCTCTAAGTTAATTTCTAAGTCGTTGTTAAAAACATTATTATGCTTTTCTATGGCATCTTTAATGTGTCTGAGTTGGTAACTAATCTCCCAAGCTGATTTAGATCGTCTTTGCTCTTGGTGTTCTTTCTCTGCAATATGATCTCTAGTCTGATGATAGAGTGCTATCTTTTCTGCGTGTTCTACTGGCAAGTCTCGGACATCACCATACACCTTACGGCTACCTCTACCCCTCGCCTTGAATTGGTAGCGTTGTTTATTGGCTACCTGCATAAGAAATTCCAGGACTTCGTGTCCGTTGGTTAGGGGAGTATCTAACTCTCCAGTAGGTATATCAAAAATGTTCCTTCTGATATGTTTAAACTTTCTCTTTTCTTTAAAAGTATATTTCATGATTGGTTCTCCATAATTGCTAACAGTTCGTTATCTGAGTGCTTACAATCACAAGACAAGCAAAGATAGTACCCTGCTTGTTCTTGTATGTTTCTCTCGTTCTCGTGTTTGTTGCAAAGTTCACAGTTCATGATTGATCACCTACGGCATTATTATTCTTGGTGAAGTACGCCCAAAGAGGAGTAAAATCTTTTGTGTGCAAGGCTTTAGTTTCCCAGTCTCCGTCTGGCAAAACTATAGATTTTATTTCTGCTACTTTCCATTCGTTGTTAGTAAACAGATAAACCCATTCTATATAACTGTCGCAACTTAAATCTAATAACCAGTTATGCACTGAGCTAAAAGTTTTGGGTTCTTCTTGGTGTACTCTGCCCTCGTTAGATTCTTCTAAGGTTTCTTTAAGTGCAGATTGATAGCCATTATCTACTAAGGCTTTTGCTTGGGTGGGGTGGCTGTAATGCTCTTGCAATAGTATGCCGTTATATTCTGGATAGCCGTCATAATGACAATACATTACGACCACTTTTCCGTTCTCTTTCTCGTACGCTATATTACTTCTTGTTCCCATAATTACTCTCCTAAAGTTAAAGGGTTAATAAAAGTGGGTAGAGTTTTAAGAGAGATACCCACTCTCTGCAAATTGTGGCTTTGTGGTTTTAAGTCTGTACAAACCTCCTCGCAACGAGGGAAAATCAGACTTTGTGATAAGACCAAAGTTAATAAATAACGCAAGAGCTTCGGTTAATATAATTCCATCTTTCTAATGAAAAGTTATCTTGTCCCATATAATTCTTATCACTCCTTAATACTACAGGAAGTAAACTATATAGCAAGTAATTTAGACTACTATTTGTAATAAGTTTATATAGTGTTATTTACGCTCATGCAGGGAATTCGAAAGTTAATCGCATTAGCCCTGTCTCTTTGTCTCTCTCCCACAAAAAAGCATGAGAAATCGGGTCGGGTCTTTAATCGGGTCGGGAGGTCGGATTCGGGAAATCGGGGGTTGGATATAACACACAAATAATAACACAACACAAGGAGGCTGGGGCTTCCAAAACAGATCCAATTTTCTGCTGGAGGGATAGAAATGTTGTCTGCAAATGAATTAAAATAGTTATACCAAATGTACCCACTTGTGTTACACTTATGGTTCATTAACTTAATAGGAGAAAATAATGAAAACGAATGCAACAGAAAGAAGAGCGATAGCACAAAAGCACATCAGGACTTTACAAGGTCAGGTGAAAATTGCTGATGCCAAGTTCCAAAATACCAAAGAGTGTAAAGCCATTCTTAAAAAGAAAGCCGAGATTGACCATTACCACGAACAGATTAGGGAGGTGAATAGGTCTATCCAACAGGATATTGAAGACCTCAACGAAGCTAAAGGTTGGGGAGAGCATATAAAGGTAACTGAAGACCGACACTACTCTAACGGCATTTATGAAGAGCGACTTAGGATAGATATTCCTAGTGAGTACACTCTTAGAGAAGAGATTGAGCAAGAGATATGTATTGCTCAGATTGATTCTCTTGACTTGAACTCCTTGTTTAAAAAACTTAGCGAGGTATTTAAAGTATGAATTAAATAACGCACTCCAAACTTACCCCGATTTATTCGGGGTTTTTTTTGTCGGGAAGTCGGAACAGTCTTTAGTTTTTTCAAGGCACTAATACACACAAACAAACAAACACATACACACATGAGGCTGGGATCTCTGGCCCTGGGAAAAAGCCAGGACAGTTCCGGTAATAAAATAGTTGTTGACAAGAAGTAACCAGTCGTTTTATAATGGAGGTAAGATGCATGACCAACTTCGGTTGCGACTCTCAAAAAAAACGGGCATTCACGCCCCCGCCTAAACAGGTCAAAGAGATTCGCCCAACTTGGATTCACCACTTAGGAAAGGAAAGCAAACCTATCCAAAAAACTCAGCCCCTCGAAAGAGGGGTTTTTTTTGCCAGCAGGATGGTCGGGATCTCATGTCGGGTTTCCATCTCAGTTCTTTGAATTTGCAAGGCAATAGGGAACACACAAGTAAACACAAGAGATCTGGGCCAGCAGCTCCGGCCAGGACAAAAGTTCTAGATCCCCTGGATAGATCTATTGCGTAATGGTTGACAAAATGTAACCAATCATCTATATTGGACCTTTATTAACTTAATAGGAGAAGAAGATGGAAGTATTAGAATATTGTTACGTTGCCAAGTGTTTGGCTATGAAATGCCCAAGAGTCTGGGGCCAAACTAGAGAAGACTGCGAAGCAGCAATGGAGGCGTGGACGGCCAAGCAGGTCAGGTTCAAACCTCTAGGCCTGTATAAGTATCCGCTGATCCATAAAGGCGAGAACAATTATGAAGTTGACTGGGGCTATGAGAACGAAGATGGTTCATACAACGATAACGGCCAGGACGTATTGTGAAAAGGTTCCAAACGGATTGCGAGAAGAAGCTGCGCAGAATGATTGATGGGATGGCAGAAGATGTGATCCAGGGCCGCATGCGTTTCTTTCCTGATGACGAAAGCGTTGTTGATGATATGCAAGGCGAAACGGTTTACGAGGTCTATAACACCAAGTATATAATCGGGGATGACGGGACCTATCACGATGTGATGATCATGCTGGCGGGAGGCGGTCCTACCATTTGGCTGGACACCTGGGCCGCAGAGATCCGCGGGAGCTGGGGTAGTGACAAGTACACCAAGCACATCTATAACTATGAATATATTAATGATTACTTTGAAGAGGAGTACTCATGCTGTGGGATTAAACATGCTTGAGCTGACTGTTTTAATTTACTTGCTAGCCATCCTATTATCTGGTCGGGGTCGGGGATGAGCATTCATTCGGGTCGGCACGCTAGGTTAGCAGGTAACCCTAGCACATACACACGAGCCTCCAGCAGCCAGGGATCTCTGACGAAACAAGTTCAGCTGACAGCTGGCAAAAACAAGCTGTAAAAATAAGTGAAAATAGTTGTTGACAGAATGTAAACTATAATGATTAAATTACCTTAATTAAATAAATGACTTATAGGAGGTCAAGATGAAAATAGAAGTACTAATGTATAACGAGGACGGACAAGTGGTTGGCAAGGCTATTGAGACAGCTTGTAACAGCTTAATAGTGAATGGTGTACATGTTATCTCTAATGGTGGCGTAAACGCTGAGATGAGAGACTTGTTAGGTGCAACAACCACGCAGGATATTGGCATGACACTAGTGCCACCACTAGAACTTAACTAAAAAAACTTAGGAGGATTTAAGGGAGCTAACGCTCCCTTTTTTTTGGGACTCTATTTGGTGGAGAAACGGAGTCGGTAATCGGGCTTGGCATACCCCCCACCCCCAAAAATTGGGTAGACCAGTAGATACACACACTAGGACAGGATCGCTCTCAAACAATATTCATTTTTTTAACAAAGCTGTTCTTTTCTTAATATCTGGTGGTACAATCTGGCAATACATAAAAAATTTTTACAAAAAAGGAATATATTATGGACGAAGATATGATGGGAATGGATGTTGCTCCTGTAATGGATCCGCAACAAATGAACGGTATGCCACCTCAAGGTATGGCGCCACAAGGCATGATGATGCCAGGGACCCCTCCAGCCCAAGAATTACCACAAGAATTACAATCAGAAATTAATAATTTGGGCGAAGATGAGAAAGGCGAAGCTAAACAAGCCCTCATGCAAATTATGAAAATTGTAGAACAAATGGTAGCCGAAGGCGCAACAGACGAAGACGTCAAACAATTTTTAGAACAAATCGGCATGAGTATGGAAGAGTTTGATATGGCCGTAGAAATGTTTGGAATGGGTGACGGCGAGCTTGGTTTTACTGTTTAATTAATATATTATAATTTTATGGGATTTTTAAGTAAATTAAGAGATAGAGTTAACGCTCAAATAGGACAGCCTACGTTTGATAATCCAGATGGAAGAATGTACGCAGGAGGTTCTCCTGGATTGTACGCTCCAGGCGGGAGATTTAATCGAGGAGGCAGAGGTAGCAGAATAATGCCCAATCAAGGCATACCTTCCTTACCTCAAAATTTAGATTTTTTAAGTAGACTTCCTCCAAACATGATGCCCGAGGTAGATTTCTCTTCTTTACCCAAGACTTCAGAAAATTTAATGACAGGTATGCAACCAAGAATGAATTTTGCTTTTGGTGGGCCTTCACAAATGACACAAGGAAGCCAACACATGATGCCAGACGGCAGACAAATGCCTGGTGCAAATCATGCAGAGTACGAAGCTAACATGCAAAGACCTGGGTACGCAATTGGAGGACCTTTAAGTCGAGCAGCTTTAGCTAAGATTTCTGGGGGTGCAGGCAAAGGTATAAATTTAAAAGACATACCATACCAAGGAATGATTGGAACTAGAGCTGGGTTGGGTAGTGGTAAATTTACTGTAAACCCAGGGGGATTGGCAGCACAAGCTAGAACTATACCTTCTTTTGGTCCGACACAAGCTACAATAGGAGCGCTTGGAGTGGGGGTAGCGGCAGACGCAACTCAAGGGTTTAGCGAAGATGCATCTAGAAGAAATATGATGTTTAATTCTCCAGAACAATTTGGAAAAGATTTAGCAGGATTAAAAATAGGTTTTGATCAAGTAATGCAAATTGCATCTAATAAAGCTCAAGAGATAGGTGATGCTACTGGTGAATATGTTGATAGAGTTAGACAATCTTATAGTCAAGAAATGGAAAATCAAAGAATGCAAGAGCTAGATGCTCAACAAGGCATAAAACCTTTCTCTTTGCTTATGGGTCCTGACATGCCTTTTAGAAGACCTGAACCAACAGAGGGGCGCACTACTTCTGATATTGACGATCTTCTTTCTAGTATGGAAAAAAAAAACTAGATAACCCCCCAGAAGAATCCATTTCAGTTAAAGATATAACTGATGTAATTTTTGATCCTACCAACCCCTTAGATTATGCAGCTTTAGCAGGTGGACCATTTGTTAAGGCAGGGTTGTCTGCAAAGAAAGCCGACAAATTATACAAAGCTTTACAAAAAATTAGACAAAGAAAAAGACAAGCTAAAACAGATTACCGTAGAGGAGTAGCAGAGGACCAGGCCGGAGAACTTGCTGGTAAAAAACTTATGACAAAATCTCAAAATACATTTAAAGAATTGAGCATTAACGAGAAAAAAATATTAGAACAATTAGAAGGCTACCAACCAGATTTATTTAATAAAGGAGGAAGTGTTTATGGCAGATAGAAAACAAATAAACAAAATTTCTTCTTTAATTAAACAAGGAAAAGGAAGTGAAGCGTATCGAGCTTACGAAGAACTTTCTTTTGGTGATCAAATACTTGTAGCCGTATCCCCTGTAGTTGGAGATTTTTTAGCTGGATTTGAAATTAAAGAGTTTAGTTCTAGAGCATCAAAAAACGTTAAAGACAAAGACTACCTAGGGGCTACGGGAAACTTTGCAATAGCCTCTTTAGCTGCTATAAGTCTTGTGCCTTTATTCAGATGGCTTAGAGGATCTAAAGGCGCTGCAAAGGCAGCTACTGAAATTGCTACAACTCGTAGAGGCAAAGCAGGCCTAAAAGGTCCTGGAGAATATCAAGCAGAAAAAGCAGCAAAGAAAGAAGCCGCAGAGAAGGCAGCCGAAGAATCAACAATAAAAGCAGAAAAAAAATTAGCCGCAGAAAAGGAGGCAGCAAGGAAAGCAGAGTTGCCAGTCGTTGAAGAATTTAAACCGTTATCTTTAGGTGAGATGGATTTTCGAGGAACTGTTACAGGGCCTCCAGGTAATTTTCAAGGTCTTACTTCTAAAGCCGCTAAGTTTATTAATACCAATAAAAAATTACCTAATCAAACTGGAGTTGTTACTTACATCAATGCTTTAAAAAAAGGTGGTGTGTCAAACGGAGAATTAAAGTTACTTAATTTAATTGATGAATTTGGTGATGTCCATCCAAAACTTTTATCTGAAATACAGTCTTCAAATCCTTTAGACAAAATTACCCGACAAAGATTAGCTAGATACATTAAAGAAAATCAAAGCTCAATAGATAAAGGTGGTATACAAAAAAGAATGGTATCTAAAAGAGAGTTAGAAGCAGAGGGTAGATTAATTTCAGGCAACAGAATTTTAACCAACGAAACAGAATTTACTTACCACTTACCTAGAACACAATACGAAAGAACTACTGAACTTGGTAGACATTATCGTGGCAAACCAGATCATGAAGCTCATTATGTGTTTGACGCTGCTGCTGACTTAAGAATGCCTGATTACAATACTTATGCAGATAGTCTGCGGATTATGCCGTTTGATTCAAAAGTAATAGGACCTCCAAAACCAATTTTAGATAAAGGAGATAAAGTTTTAAATTTAGGTAGGATTCAATCTGATTATTCAAAAGAATTGGGTCAAGCTTTTACTAAAAACAAAAACAAACAAATAGAATTAATTTTGCGCAAACAGCCTATATACTCTTTAGAGGAAAATTTAACAATTGCAATAAATAGAATTCGTGATGAGCTTGATCCTGATCTTATAGGAAGTCCAAATTTTTTAAGAGAAAATAATTTTTTTACAGCAATTGCTAGTGCCGCAAGAAAAACCAGTAATTTAGAATCATCAGAGCAACTACAAAAAGCTTTTATTAAAGATCAACAAAGGCTATATAAATTAGTTAAAGACGGCAAGCCTTTACAGACAGATGAATACATTATAGAGCCAAGTGAATTATCAGCTTTTGCTAAAATGGAAGGAGCCTCCATAAAAGACTCTATAAATAAAATTGTAAAAACAGTAAAAGAATTTGATGGCGAATTAGATATTTTTGAACCTTTTATAAAACCTACGAAAGAAGTTAAAGAAGTTTTTTCAGTATCTCCATACAAAGATACAAGAAAATTAACAGAGGCTAACAAGGCTAAAAATGCATACAATAAAGTTGTACCTACAATTAATAAAATGTCTGCAAGAGAATTAAAGTTACAAAAACAAATAACCGATTCAAATTTAAGCCCAGACTCTCCATCTCTTGTTGATCTTACTGCGGAATTAGAAAGCCTTGGTCAAAATAAATTAAGATTAATGCCAAGCAGTTTTGATGATATTGCAGAATTTACTTTAAACAAAAGTGAATTAAAAAACGCAACAGGAAAAGAATTTACCGACTCTCTTGGCAAAAGTTTAGATGAAATATTTTATGAAACAGACAGTATCCCTGGAGGTCCTTTAGTACAAAAGTATGGACCAGGAACACCCATTCAAAGAGCTGAAAAATATTTTAATGAAATAGTTAATAATCCATCTCCTACTTTTGATATTGGCAACGGAGTTAAAATACTTAAAAGAGCTACTAAAGTAAAAACTGATAATATTCCTGGCATTAAAATGGATCCTTATGCTGTAGACAATAAAACTGTAGCTTACAAACTTCCAATTAGATCAAGATTTTTAGAAGCCGTAAACAACAAGTATGATGGGTTTTCTTTGGACTCAGCTGCAAAAAGACTAGGTGATGAAGGTGGTCAAGATAGAGAGTTTTTAGAAAAACTTTACGATAATGATGCGCCAAAAGAGATTGAAAAAATGCTTAAAGAATTAGGCGTAGATCCAGCAGAATATATGGGCAAAGTTGATCCTAAAATAAATCAAACATTTTCAGGTACCTACGTTAAAATTGATGATGCTCTTAGGAAGCTGGTTCAAGAGAAGGGTATTGACGCATTTAAGGCTGGCGGCGCAGTAGATGAAAGTAAAAAAGAAGCAACTGAAAGAAGATTAGATGCAGGCGAAGAAATAGATGATATTTTAAAAGACTTGTATGGAACAGCAATT